GACGATAATCATTTTTCAGAACTCAAAGATATGGAGATTTTGAAGGAAAGGATTGATGCCTTGAATTCAGTAAATGAATTTGTAGGAACTTACTATTCAGTAGAATACATCAGACGTTATATCTTGCGTCAATCTGATACAGAGATTGAAGAAATTGATAGACAGATTGAAGATGAAAAGAAGAAAGGTGTAATGGGAGATGATGCAGGAACACCACCAGGAGAACCTAATCAAGGAGGCTTTGCTGGTATGGGAGGTGCAGATCCTTACGGTAATGGTGATCTAACCGGACGTAATTATACACAACCAGGTGGAACAGAATTTCAAGCGTCTCCAGATCAAGAGTATACTGGTCCAGAAACGTAAAATTATAAATATTAGAGGAAACTTATGATGAGTGATAATGAACACGTTAATACAATAGTAGATAAGGTGGGAGATGGTGATTTGGCGGCAGCAAATGCTGCTTTTGATAACGCAGTAAAAGATAAAGTTGGGGCACACATAGCGAATTATAAAGCTGCATTAGCTCAAAATTCGTTTACACCGCCAGAGCCTACATCAGGTCAAGATACTGGGATAACGGGAGACCCGGCAGAGTTAGAAACAGAAGAGGAAGAATAAATGAAACTTATATCTGAATCAATTGAAGATATTGAATATATCACTGAAGATGATGCTGAAGGTAAAAAGAATTACCGCATCAAAGGAGTGTTTCTTCAAGCTGAAATCAAAAATAGAAATGGTCGCATCTACCCGATGCCTGTTTTAGAAAAAGAAGTCAGCAGATATAACAAAGAATATATCCAAAAGAAGCGGGCATTTGGTGAACTCGGTCATCCAGATGGTCCCACTGTAAACCTAGAAAGAGTATCACATATGATTACATCATTGAGTCCTGATGGAAAGAATTTCATCGGTGAAGCAAAGATTACAGATACTCCTTATGGAAAAATTGTAAAGAATCTTATTGATGAGGGTGCCAAGCTAGGGGTTTCATCAAGAGGTATGGGTTCCTTGGAACCACGGCGAGGTGCACAAGTTGTTAAAGATGATTTTTATTTAGCAACAGCTGCCGATATTGTCGCAGATCCGTCTGCACCAAATGCGTTTGTTGAAGGTATCATGGAAGGAAAAGAGTGGATATGGGACAATGGCGCAGTAAGAGAGATGGATATTGAAGCATATAGGAAAGAATTAGATAGAAAATATGTTCTAGCGCAAGTCCGAGAGGAAAAGAACGCAGAAATTTTTGAAGATTTTTTGTCAAAACTTTGAATATTATAAATAACTTATATGTTAGAAAAAAATAACAGGGAGTACTCCAAATGACAGATATAACAAACGAACTAGAGCAGATCGCTTCGGAAGTTTTCGTAGACGAATCTGAGCTAGATGAAGCAACAGATACTTTGGATACTAAAGGTGATCCCAGGGCTCCTATGAAAGGTGCGGCCCCAGCGCAGAAAGAAGGTGCGATATCTTCTGGTACGCCTGGTGGTGAGACACAAGACATGGGACCGGCAGTTGTTTCTCCTGATGCTCCTTCTGATCCCGGCGTTGCTGCTGAAAAGAAAGCTAAGAGGGCTAAATTACCTGGTCTAAATGGAAAAGGTAATTCTTCTAATGCTTCTAGCAAAACTGTCGCCCCTACGTCTATGGACGGAGAAGTTGGTGATAAGATGCGAGGCGAAGAGGTTGAGATGGAAGGTGTAGATCCGGAAGAGAAAACTTTGAAAGGCGCTCGTGCGGCTGAGAAGAAGAAAGCTGGAAAAGGAGGAGGCACTGAAGGACGTCCTCAAATTGAACCCGACGAAGATGAAGAAGAAGATGCAAAGACTGGAAAGAAACGTAAGAAGCAAAACCTTAGAGACCGTGACGATGAGTCCGAAGCTGAACATGATGAATCATATGACGCTGAAGTAAGAGAAACGGTTGATGAGCGTGTTGCTCAGATGGATCTTTCTGATGATGTCGCAGCCCTAACCGGCGGCGAAGGTCTTTCGGAAGAGTTCAAGCAGAAAGCCGCAACGATTTTTGAAGCCGCAGTAAAGGCTAAAATTCGTTCTGAGCTGGAACGCCTAGAGGAAGAGTATGCAGAGGCTTTTGATAAATCTATGACTGAAGCCAAAGATGAGTTGTCTGAGAAGGTTGACAATTATCTTAACTATGTGGTTGAAGAATGGATTAAGAAGAACGAAGTGGCTCTTGAGCACAGACTTAAATCGGAAATTGCAGAAAGCTTTATCTCTGATTTACGTGGTCTCTTTGAGAAACACGACATTACTGTACCCGACGATCAGTTTGATCTTCTTGATGCAGCTGCTTCTAAAGCAGATGATATGGAAGAGAAGTTGAACGAAGAACTACAGAAGAATGTTGAGATGACCAAGAGAATTAATGAACTTGAGCAACACGAAATTCTTTTAGATGTTGCTTCTGATCTAGCAGATACAGAAGTAGAGAAGTTTGCAGAACTAGCCGAGAATGTGGATTATGAAGGCTCTAACGATTATCGTACAAAGTTAGAAACCATCAAAGATTCTTATTTTCCAAAGGTTCAAATTACTGAAGATGTAGAGGCAGCACCATCCGAAGATAGTTATGTAGATGTAACTGACACAATGGCTGCTTATATGTCTGCGATTGGTAAAGCTGAAAGCCGAGCCATAAATGGGTCGCAGAATTAAGTTTTTTATAAATAAATAAAAGGGAGAAAACTAAAATGTTTCAAACTGAACACCTACAGGAAAAATGGCAGCCAGTCCTACAACATCCTGATCTTCCCGAGATTAAGGATCCGTATAAACGTGCTGTTACAACTGTAATATTAGAAAACCAGGAAAAGGCGATGTCTGAGGACAGTGCGTTCTTGACAGAAGCCGCTCCTGCAAACCAAACATCGGGCGTTGCGAATTGGGATCCGATCCTAATTTCACTAGTCCGACGTGCGATGCCTTCACTTATTGCTTATGATATCTGCGGCGTACAGCCAATGACTGGTCCTACTGGACTTATCTTTGCAATGAAAGCTCGTTACACATCACAAGCTGGAACCGAAGCGCTCTTCAACGAAGCTAATACCTTCTTTTCGGGTGCATCTCCGGCAACAGCACAGACCGGTAAAGAAGTTCTTGGTTCGTTAACCAGTACATCGTTTAACGTCGGTCGACCGATGACAACCGCCAATGCTGAAAAGCTTGGTGACTCAGCGTTAAATCCGTTCCAACAGATGGCATTCAGTATTGAGAAAGCTACCGTAACTGCAAAGTCACGTGCCCTCAAAGCTGAATACACGATGGAACTTGCTCAGGATTTGAAAGCAATCCACGGCTTGGATGCAGAGACAGAACTAGCTAATATTCTGTCAGCTGAAATTCTTGCTGAAATTAACCGAGAAGTAGTGCGTACTATCTATATCAACGCCAAGCAAGGTGCCCAGCAGAACGTAACAACGCCTGGTACTTTTGATCTTGATACAGACTCCGGCGGTCGCTGGTCTGTTGAGAAATTCAAAGGCTTGATGTTTGCGATGGAACGTGACGCCAACGTAATTGCTCGTGACACACGCCGAGGTAAGGGTAACCTTATTCTTTGTTCTGCGGACGTCGCTTCTGCGATGACAATGGCTGGACTTCTTGATTACCAATCTGCTCTTCAGGATAACCTGAATGTAGATTCAACTGGTAACACTTTCGCCGGCGTACTGAATGGTCGCTTCAAAGTGTACGTTGATCCGTACATGGCGATGGACGTTCCTTATGCTAATTCTGGCGCAACTGCGGCTCAGTACTATGTCTGTGGTTATAGGGGCACAAGTCCTTATGATGCAGGCTTGTTCTATTGCCCATACGTGCCGTTGCAGATGGTCCGTGCCGTTGGTGAGAACAGCTTCCAGCCGAAGATTGGTTTCAAAACTCGGTATGGTTTGCAAGTTAATCCGTTTGCGGAATCCGATGCCACAACAGCTGGCCCCGGTACCGTAAATGCAAACGTGTACTACCGTCGAGTTGGAATTACCAACCTGATGTAAGAAGTATTTACAAAAGTATCCGCCATAATAATATTATAAAAGGATACACTTTTGGACGCCCCTCTACCGCAGGGGCGTTTTTTTGGCCTGCAACTTATATAAATAGTAATGATTAAAGAGGAGGTATTGTACAACCGAATTAGAGTTAGGCCTCCCGCTCTACGACGAGGAATTAAAGATGGCAAACAGAATAGTAACATTAATGGATACGGATTGGCGTGTCCAAGTAAGAGTAACACTGTCAGCAGATACCAATGCATCTCCTGGCTTAACATTTATAGATAT